TTGTTACCGCTTGAGGATTGTTGTAATGTTTTATAGCAAAGAATAGATAATTGTCTTCATTCAATTCATCAAAATTCATTTATTAAGCGATGCTTAGTGTTTTATCTGTGCCAGAACCACCTGCACCTCTTACATCACCAGCAGCGATAGTAAGGTCAGCGTCAACGGTTTGTCCAGAATCTTTAATGGTAGCAGAACCTGCTGTACCTATTGTCTGTGCTGCAATACTTAGTGTTTCTGTTGCTGATGGAACAGTGAAATCAAACTCTAAACGGTTTAATCCTGTACCACGTGCATAAGTTGCAGTAACTGCACCTGTTGAAGAACCTGTAACAACAACAGTAGGACTGTTTGCTACAGTAACAAGTTCGTTAAATACCACAACAACAGTACCAGTTGCACCTTGTGCAAGAGATTCTTGCTCAAAGAATACTCCAGTAATGGTTGCAGCACCAAGACCTTCAGTAGTTGATCCAGCACCTGCTAGACCACCAATAGAAACTAGGACTTCATCCCAGTAACGTGCAGTGTTTTTGTCGCTACCTTTGTAGTGACGTAGAACCCATCCTTCCTCAGTTGCAAAGCAATCCTCAGCAAGACCGTTCTTATTTACGTTGTCGAGATACTTTGGCTTCGACTCGTCTGATGTAGTTTTTCCCCAGAGAGGCATTGATTTACTCCGTAATTATACAATAATTTTAATCTAAGTATATTTATAAAAATAGGAGGGTTCCCCCTCCTGTTGATAGTGCCTAGCGTGTTTTTAGTGCACCCTTGACTGTTTCAAGAAGCTTATCGTCTGCGGTAGTTTTGGTCAGTTTAACTGCCTTCTCCAGAACTATGATGCAAAGGTCGATGAGTTTCTCACCTAACTCTCCGTCATCTGGAATCTTATTTACTGCATCTGCAACAATCTTCTTAGCGAATGGTAGTAGAAATGATAACATGATCTAAAATATAATTCAATTCTATTTAGTAACCTTTTTTCTTTTTCTTCTTACCCATACTCCACTGTTCTTTAATCTTCTCATCATAACGGATCTTTAGTTCATCTAAGTGTGCTCTGAGTTGCTCATTTACACCATCAGAATACTTAACTGCCTTCTTCTTATTTCCTTTCTTATATACATGTCCTGTGTCACACTTCTCTTCTTCAGTGACAACTTCTTCTTTGACTGCCTTGTTAGCACCCTTAAGTTTCTTATTCTTATCGAAGACCTGATCCATAGGGTCAGTGTTATCACTAATTTGTGGACTTACTTCCACAAACTTACTGGTCTTCTCTGAAATTTCAGTTCTCCAATTCGATGTCATTGTTTCTTCGATACTCCTATGTTTATTATTTAGCATTTCTTCGATTCCTTTATCTTTATCTGTTTTAGGAATGTAATTACCTTCCTTCCACATGTCATAATCGGAACCTCGTGCCATGATTTTGGTAAATTCTCTATAACGATCAGTACCAACAAGACGATGCTTGGCATCTTTACCTTGTCCTTTACCTATTCCGTTATATTTATTAACAGCTTCCTGTATGTCTGTGACCCATGCTCTAAACATATCACCTTCTTCAGTAATAGCAATAACATAGTTAGGTCCACGACGATGAACTTTACCTACCTTATCTTGATAATGTACATAGGAACCTTCTTCAAAAAGGTTACCATGTCGATAAGAAGTACGTTTAGCTTCAGAATTAAAATTAGAAAACTTCATCAGGTTTTAGAGGGGGGAATTCCTTACTCTCTCTATCTTCTACTATATATGATTCAGTATAAACTCCACCTCTGATACCGATTAATGTTCCACCTGCTCCCTCTATTTTTCTACTACCTTCACCCTTTCTAGCACCTAGTGTAGGTTTATATCCTCTATGATTAAGAGATGGTAAGGAGGTTTGAGGTAGATTATGTGTATGAAACCTTAGAAATATAGTGTTTTCATCTATAGCTCTCTTCCTATTACCACTACCTTTAGATAAGGTTACATCACCTTGACAAAAGAATGTAACATTATCCATGCTTTCATTTCCTATACCATAATCACCACCAAAAACTGCCATACCTTTTAGATTAGAATCCTCAATATGTCTATAGTATGCCATCCCACTAAAATCATTTTCTTGTTTTGCTTCAGTTATCTCATCTTTAAACTTCACTACTTCTTCATGCTTTGCTATTTTACCTGCTCTATAAGTTATACCAGAATACTGTTGGAAATTAGAAGCATTACTACCTTTCTTATGAGATATAAAACATACCTCTTTACACTCCTTATCAAGACCAACAAAATCTGCATGAGATCCTGTCTTTCCTGGTATGAATCCAATAAAGTTCTCGAACGTTTCACCTGCTATCTTAATTTTTACTGGCAAATGATCTCCCAATTTGTATAATTGCTGATTAATCTTGTTTAAGATATAGTGCTCATAAGAAGTATCAGGTCTTCTATTTGAATAATCTTTACCCGTTGCCTTCATTCTTTCTCCTATTAAGTCATTAGTAAAGGGTAAGTTCTTAAATGCCCTTGCATTTCTATACTTAACTACAATAAAGAAAGTAATACTTATACCAAGTTCTTTATTTTCTTCAGTATATGAAAGACAACCAACGGTACTTAATTTATGTGGTAGATGTCTTGAAACTCTTCTTCCTGGTAATACTATAGATTTAAATGCTAGTTCTAATAATTCATCTCTACTACTATCAGTTTTAAATTTTAAAACTATATTAGATGTTCTAGAAAGATCTCTATCGGGAGTATATAATGGTGATTGTAAGCTAGCACCTGCATGTATATCATATACCCTTCCACCTAATTTAGCACGAACAATTTCTATGAGGTCATTAACCCATTTATGCTTTACATCATTCTTATACTGCTTTAACTCTTCTCTTGAGAGTGTATCTGGCATTGCTTTTTACTTTTATTTATTCTTCTATGTCAAAATGCCATTTAATATGTTTGATGTAATCAAATGTGCATGACAGATCTGCATCACAACTGATACTGTACTTACGATCACATAAAAAATTTCTTAACTCTTGAACAGAGTTAAACTTACCTTGATATCTCTCATTTTCGTCGTAAAGATGATACTTCATTGCCAAACTTTTTCTGACCCTCCACTTCGTTTCCATCTTGTAGATAAATTATACATGATTTCGTGAATATTGTCTAGTTCTTCACTGCCATTATTTTCTGAGATGATTAAGTTTTCTTTTACTAGTTGATCAATCATGTAATCCTGTTGTTTTTTAGAATAAATTGCAGCTCCAAACCATGGATCATCAGGTAAGAAACTTAGGTGCAGGGATTCCAGTAAAAGTTTTAGTCATCTTCGTTGCCAAAATAATCTTTCCTGTAATAACGACCAAGGATATTAGAATTATAGAATGCAGGTGTACCATCTGTCAATGTTTTTGTTAAGACGTCATGTAAAAAAAGTTGTCTAGTCTCTTCATAGTTAGTTCTGCCCTTGGTAGTATGCAAACTTAAAATCTCTCTTGAGAATGAGGGTTTTCCAAGTAGTTTGATGTCCTCTTTGAGTTCTGGACAGGATCCATAATAGCGTTTCCAATCTGACTCAGAAGTAATTCGTCTCTTGCCTCCTTTAGGTTTACGCTTCTGCACAAAATACTTTCTACCGATGTACTTTTTACCTGTTGACTTATTAGTAATGAGGTAGACGTAACCGAAGAAATCGCCAATATCGTCAGAAGTGAAAGCTGTACCTTTGTAGTACCAGGAATTTTCATAATCAACCACTTGCTCATAGTATCACTTTTAATTATTTAGGGTTCGTCAAATAATACCTCATTAATGTAGTCATCTGCCCATTTTTCTCCAAAATATTTCTCTAAAATCTTTCTAGTTTTATCATTTTTCTTCTGTTTTTCACAGTAATTTATCTGTCCTTCGTATCTCTCGTCTGCTCTGTTATAATTCATAGTTGATTTCCATACAGCACCTACAAATAGATCAAGATATTCGTTTACTACGTCAGAAAACTTACCAATTTCCTCACTATCATCTAATCTTGCAAACTTACTATAGGGTGAAAAAATTGTACCCCATGTAGGTATCTCTCTATTGTGCTTAAAACTATAATACTGACTAATACCTTCAATATCCTCATAAATTGGGTGGTCTAGACCATCTACAGGAGAGATGTCTGTGATAGCAGCAGTGACAATCTTCTTATTAGCTACAATATCAGCACCAAAAATAGGCAAATCAAACTCAGGGTCTGGATACCAGATACAATGCAGGATATCTAGAGGTCCTAGACTAGCAATTTCCATGTGTACCTTGCGTAATCCAGTACACATGTGCATGTCATTCTCAATGACTAGGTTACCATCTTCAGTTTCTTTATAAACCTCCCTAAATTTATCCTTAACATCCAGTTCTTCTACATTAGGTAGAGACTCTTGATGATCACGAATAATATCAGCTAGGTCATTAATTATTTCTCTTGCCATTTTTATGCATAACTGAAAAAGAATTCTTTAATTAGATTATGGGACTTTTCTTTACCAAATCTACTAGACAAGTATCCAGAAATAGGATCAAGTCTTATCATATACCTATCAAAGTCAACATACTGTGTAGTATCAGTTCCAATTGGTTGATGCTCATTCAGCATATCTTTATAATATTGTAGATATTTTGTAAACAGAGGTAGGTGTTCATCTACCTCATCAGGTTTACAATATCTAACAACTAAATTGTCAGAAAAATGATTACCTGCTTCAAAAAATCTATACTTACCTTCTACTTTAGGTAAGTCTGGTGTGTAAAACAAGTATTTTTCTACGGGGTGTTGAAAATCAAACACAATGACGACTCGTTTGTCACTCATACCCATGAGATCCATACCAAAACAGGGCAAATTAGACCCTGTTCTAGGGTATATTATATTGTTGTGAATACTACAATTTTTATTGTCCCAAATTTCAACTTGTCTAGACTTTATAATATGTTCACCTGAGTACAAATCTGCAGTTAGGTTCACACCTTTATCATTAGTCCATTCAGCATGACGCTGAACAAATTTTATATCTGGAAAAATATTTGCAACAGCAGCTTTATAATTTTTCCAAAGATCCATTCATTTCCACCTAGCAAAAAACTCTTTTAGTGTTGTTTGATGTCCAGACTCACGAGTTGGAGGTTTTTTTATCCCCATCATCTTCTCGTAATCCTGATGCATCGCTCCCAGATACCATGCCTGACTCAGACTCTTTGGTCCTTCCTCCAACAATCGGGTTTGAAATTTGGATAGACCAGCCTTCCTCGCCAAATACTCCTGTCTCCACTGTGTGCGGGGTGATTTGTTTGTCATCTGCCTCCCATAGTTCATGTAATTTTTTAGTTTCTAAGTCAACTCCTGCCATAGTCTGTAAGACTTTACCATCCCAATACATTTTTTCTATGTATGAGAAAAGATATTTTAGAATAATATTAAGTGGTGGTTTTTGTTTACTAATCCACCTCTTTATTTTCTGTAGGGTTGTTTCTTTCTTCTTGTCAAAGACAATTTCAAATTTATAATTGAAACCCTGCGAAGGTGTCTTTTTTGACATCTTGTTTTATGCTCCCAATTAGATAGGACTCAACCTCTGTCTCCTGTGGAGCTACTTGCATACCCTTAGAGGATAACCAGTGTGCTGTCCAAGGAAGAGGATTGTTGCTGATAGGAATATCATAGATTGGTTTCAATCCTATTGACTTTAATCTACGATTGGCAGTCCATTCAACATACCTTTGTAGTAATTTATCATTCAAACCAATGATAGATCCATCTTTGAACAAATATTCTGCCCATAGATTTTCTTCTTCTACAGCTTGACGGAACATTTTATAGACATTTTCCTCTTCCTCCTTAGCAATTTCTTTCATTTCTGGATCATCATTCTTTTTCCAGTTGTTAAGGATATTTTGAGTAACAGTCATGTGCTGACTTTCATCTCTTGCAATAAGTCCAATAATTTTAGCACTTCCTTCTAGTAATTTGAGTTCACCAAATGCAAAAGAACAAGCAAATGACACATAAAATCTAATTCCTTCAAGGATATAGACATTAGCTACTGCTCTGTATAAATTTCTCTTAAGTTCACGCAGTTCCCAGTTTGCTGTTGGAGAATCTTTCCATCCATCTCTCCACATATTGCTAGTGCCATACTGTTGAGCAAGATTAATAAACTCATCGTATGCCCTAGTAACTGATTGTGCTCGTAAAAGGATCTTCTCGTCGTCTAGAATGTGGTCAAAAACATCAGAGGGGTCAGCATATACATTCTTAATGATGTGTGTATAAGAACGACTATGAACCATCTCCATAGTCTGCCAGATGTTCATACAACCTTCTAGTTCTGGTAAAGAACAGTAAGGCATGAATGCCATTCCAGGACCACGACCTTGTACAGAATCTAATAGTATTTGATACTTAAGATTACTGGTAAAAATATGTTTTTGTGCTTTATTTAAAGTCTGATAATCAGCACGATCTTT